TTAATCACAATGAAATCAACACAACTTAACGTCAGTAAAAAGTGGAATTCTATGATGAAGACTACACAAATACCTGATGGTAAGGGTGGCTTTGCAATCCCACCTATGCACGGGGTTGTCTATAATCTAACATCTACGCTACAAAAGAACGATAAAGGTTCTTGGTATGGCTGGGTTGTTACGATGGACAGAATTTTAGACCAGAAAGATAAGTCTTTGTACTTATCAGCCAAAGAGTTTGGTGGAAATGTGTCTAAAGGGAACGTTCAAACAAAAGCTGATGTGGAAGAGAAAGTATCGGACTCAACTCCAT